TTATCTTACTAATAGTATTATATGGTATGATGATTCATAAATGGCAAAAAGATTAGATATAGGTCCTGGATATTTAATAGATAAAACGTTTTACACAGTAGAGAATACAAGAGAGGATTCGTGGACAGATGATTCTTATATGACTCAATTTGAACGAGAGAAGTGAAAATCTTCTTTGATCATATAACAGGCAAACTTACAAATTATGATTTAATATATTCTTTAATACTTGCAAAGTTTGAGCCTGAAGAATACGATTATGCTTTAGATAACGGATGGATTCCTTTATCTTGGTACTATACAAAGCTAGATGGTCAGACTTGGATTAATGCTAGAAGTTGTAGATTAGATTTAAATAAGTTTAAATTTAATAAAAACAAAAGATATAAGTTAAAGAATAAAGAAATCACGGTTAAAACATTTACTGAATTAACTGATGAGTTAACTGAAACACTGGCTTCTATATACAGAAAATACATAAGACATAAAAAGTTTTATGAAAAGAATAATGAAAAAGAAAGTGAGGAGTTTTATAGAGATGACACTATTGATTGGAGATATTTCGTTTACTATCATAATAACAATCCTATTGCTTTTACAGAACTTATAACCTATAACAAACACCTAATCACAGGACAGTTTGCTTGGGATTATGAAGATCCTAAATTAGGAATGGGATCATATGCTACTTTATATGAGATTAAATGGGCTTTAGATAATGGATTTAGCAAATACTATTTATCTTACGCATACGAGAATAGCAGCTTATATAAATTACATTATGATGGCTTTGAGTTTTGGACAGGAAGAAAATGGTGCACAGATAAAACTATATACGAAAAGCTATGCAAGAATGATGATAGTGTGAAAGATTTGGTAGATTTAAATGAATCACAAGAAAAGTATTTTGAAATACTTGACAAAGAATTATGATAAGTATATAATTAGTTTAAGATCGCCGAAAGGGATCGAAATTTAATTTTGCTTAACGGAGGAAATTATGATTAGATCATTACCTAACTCATTAATAGATTGGGAACCATATAGACCATTTACTATAGGTTTCGATTCATTTTTGGACAGACTCACATCCATTGAAATGGACTCGCCGAGTTATCCACCATATAACATTTACAGAACTGGGGACTTTACATATTCTATTGAAGTAGCATTAGCTGGCTTTGATAAAAAGAATATTGATGTTACCTATGCTGATAACACATTAACAATCAAATCTAAGAAACAAGAAGATAATAAAGATATGCTACACAAAGGCATATCGCAAAGAGCTTTTACTAGGAGTTTCTGTCTTGCTGAAGATATAGTTGTTAAAGATGCTAAGTTTACTAATGGTATGCTTGGTATTGAATTAGAAAAAATTGTACCAGAGGAGAAGAAACCTAAGACAATTAAAATTAAATAATTAACGTGCCCCCTGACAGGAGATCAAATGAGCATACACAGTTTAAAAAATAAATTAGATTCAATATTGCAAGACGCAATCGATACGAACAAAGACCAAATATCTGGAGGAACAGCAGCAGATTATGCTGAGTATAGATATCTGGTTGGGGTGCATCAAACTTTAGAAGATATAAAAAGTAGGATTCATCACGAATATCACAAACAATTAAGAGCAACAGGAGAAGATGATGAAAGTAATTGATGAGAATTTACCAGAACCATCAGGTTTTAGAATACTATTAAAGCCTAGAGAAATACAGGAAAAAACAGCAGGGGGCATTATATTAGCTGACGTTAGTAAAGATCACCAAGCTTTACAAACTAATGTTTCTAAAGTGTTAGCTATGGGTGCTGACTGTTATACTGAGAATAAAAAAAGTTGGTGTAAGGTTGGTGACTGGGTACTTACTGGTAAGTATATTGGCCATAAATTTAGATACGACAACGAAGAATATTGCATAATCAATGATGATGAAGTAATTGCGGTAGTGCCTGATCAGGATAAAGTTTCTGCTAAATAGACTTGAAACTGTAAAGAAATTAGCGTATAATATTAATAATTAACAGCGTTTAACGTGGGTCGCACCCAAAGGAGGTCTGATATGATAGACAATGAGCAAACAGAACAAATTGAAGAACTAGAAGATGTAGTTATAGATTTGGCTGAAGATGAAGGTAAACAACCTGAAGAGACTAGTGATACTGAGTCTCCAATAACTGCAGAAGCAGAAGAGGAAACAGATACAAAAGAGGCAAACGATCAAGAGGAAACTGTTGATGAAACGCCAGAAGAAATAAAAGAAGAATCTGAAGAACCTGAAGCAACTGAAGATGACTCAAAAAAAGTATTCGGCAAGAGAGCTGAAAAAAGGATAAAGCGTCTTGTCGCACAAAAAAAGGAACTAGAAGAAAAACTCAAAGCCGCAGAGGAAGAGAAACATTCTTTACAAGCGAAGACAGATCAATTCGCTAGAGCATCTGCTCAAAACGAATTGGATTCAATTAATAACTATATTGAAGGCCTATCTAGCCGAGAAGAACAAGCCTTAACTGCTTTGAAGATTGCTAAAGAAAGTGGCAATGTTGAAGAGGAAATCAAAGCAACTGATACTTTAGCTACTGTTAAAGCCGAGGCCCTTGTCGCTAAACAGTATAAGGCACGAGCAGAATCTCGTATACCTAGAAAACCTTCTGACGACGTATCCAAAGAAGAAGAAGAAACTTCTGACCAGCCAACACAAAGAATACCTGATAGACGGGCACTTGATTGGCAAAAAAGAAATAAATGGTTTGGAGGGACAGAAACTTCTGACAGAATTATGTCACAAGCTGCAGTATTAATTCATAAGGAATTGATTGAAGATGGTATAAACCCTGAACTTGATCCAGATGAATATTATGCTGAACTTGACGCTAGACTAAGATCTGAATTCCCAGATAAGTTTAATGTGAAGGTAGCTAAGAAAGTTCCAACAGTTGTCGGCGGAACACGTGCAACCGTCGGTACATCCAAAGTTAAATTGAGCAAATCAGAAGTTGAAATGGCTCAAAGACTAGGGGTGGATTTAAAAGAATACGCACGCCAAAAACAACGCCAGAAATCGGCGGGAGGACAATAAATGACAAAAGCAACTCAAAGTAGTCGTAAAACACGGGCTTCGACAACTCGTAAAAAAACTTGGGCACCTCCGAGTAAACTTGACGTAGGTCAAGAACCACCAGAGGGAATGCACTATCGTTGGGTCAGACACGAATTATTAAATAATGCTGATGACGCAAATGTGAATAGTAGAATTCGCCAAGGTTATGAGCCAGTAAAACCAGAAGAGTTAGGAGCTATTGCTCCTGAAGTTATGGAAACTGGTAAGCATAAAGGAACAATTAGATCTGGGGATCTTATTTTAATGAAAGTCCCACAAGAAATAGTTGATCAAAGAAATGCTTATTATGATGATCAAAATCGAAAGATGGCTTCAGCTTATAATCAAGACTTAAAAAATTCTGCTACTGATCAAATGCCTGTCTCTGACGAGTCTAAAACAACGTATAGTTCAGGACCAAGAACAACTAAGTTTGAAGATTAGAATTTATCCAATCCTAGTCTTCATTAATTTTTAACAATTTTTTTCAAAGGAGAAAATTATTATGGCTGGATTTGGGCTATCACCCGTAAAACACATCAAAGGTGGTGTTGTCCGTTCTAATAACTTCACCGACGGAAACGGTTACAAGATTGCAGCAACTGCACCAACTGCCTATTTTGAAGGCGACTTGGTTTCATTATCTGCTGGCTTACTTGTAACAGACATGGCAGGAGCATCACCAGGTGCTGTTGTCGGTGTTTTCTGGGGTGCTGAATATCAGGACAACTCTACAGGCGACGTGAAGTTTGTGAGATCAATCGCAAGCGGAACTGTTGCAAAAGCAAAATACAAAGCGTATGTCTATGATGATCCAGATGTTATGTTTAAAATTCAAGCAGACCAAGCAGCAACTCCAATTACGGAAGCTGAAGTAGGACACAACTGTCAAATCGTTGCTGGTCCAACTGGTTCTGCAATTACGCATAAGTCTGGTTTAGTAGCAGATTCAAGTACTGCAGCAACTGGCAATGCAGGTTTTCCATTAGCTATCTTAGGTAGTGCGGAAACTGACATGAGCTACACTGCGGCTGGAACTACTATGGACATACTCGTAAAAATCAACACTCATCAGTTCGGCATCGCTGCTGGAAATGCTGGGATATAATTTAGGAGGAATAAAAAATGGCAATTACTAGAGGTCAACTCCTTAAAGAATTGGTACCTGGCTTAAACGCAATTTTCGGAACAGAATATTCTCGTTACGAAGATGAAGCCGCAGTACTGTTCGATCAGGAGTCATCAAACAGAGCTTTCGAAGAAGAAGTACTTTTCCCAGGATTTGGAGAAGCACAAACTAAATTCGAAGGCGCAGGCGTAGCATACGCTCAAACAGGGGAAGGCTGGGTAGCTCGTTACACTAACGAAACAGTTGCTCTTGCTTTCGCAATCACTGAAGAAGCTATGGAAGATAACTTGTATGACAAATTATCTACACGTCTAACAAAAGCTTTAGCACGATCTATGTCGGCTGCTAAACAAACTAAAGGTGCAAAAATATACAACGAAGCATTTACTACTTCTAACGGTGGAGATGGACAACCATTGGTATCCAATGCTCACCCGCTACAAAACGGTGGTACTGCATCTAATAGACCAAGCACATATAGTGATCTTTCTGAAACTTCTTTAGAAGATGCGCTAATTGATATCGCAGGTTTCACTGATGATAAAGGTCTACCAATTGCACTACAAGCAAGAACCTTACACATACCAAGACAATTGGTATTTGTAGCAGAACGTCTGATGGCATCTCCATACAGACCTGGAACTGCAGACAATGATGTTAATGCGATTAAATCTACTGGAATGATTCCAGGCGGTTATCACATTAACCATAGGTTTACTGATCCAGATGGATTCTTCTTGAGAACTGACTGCCCTAACGGCATGAAAATGTTCCAAAGAACTCCAGTAGCTACAAGCATGGAAGGTGACTTTGAGACTGGTAATGTAAGATACAAAGCTAGAGAAAGATACGTTTTCGGTTTTTCTGACTGGCGTGGTGTCTACGGTAACAAAGGAGTTTAATAAACTCAAATCAAGGGGGGCCTTAGGGTCCCTCTTGTTTCTTGGATTTAACAAATCTTACTGACTGGCCAAGCAGACGATATAGAGACAGTAAGAAAATAATAGGGACTATATTTCCCAGAAGGATTAAAAATGGCAACAACAACTTTTACAGGCCCAATTAAAGCGGGATCAGTTATCAATACAACAGGTACTGCTGCTAATGGCAAAATGAAGAACGTAGGTTCTGTGTTAATGACACAAGTTTCTTCAAAAATTTCTCACGACGACACATCAACTGCATCAGTAGGTATAGTTATACCTGCAAACTCTTTTATTTTTGGAATAGAAGTTTATGTAAACGAACTATTTGCAAACTCAAATGGATCAAGTACAGTT